TTGTAGCCTTCCATACCGTCAGGATACTTAAAATCGCTGTAGTTCTCAGGAGCGCCGACCGCAGCAGCGGGAGTCGCGTCCTCGTGTTTCGTTGAGAGGAGGGTTGCGGCATGGCGCGGAGTCCCCGTCTCAGTGGAAGTCTTTGTGGCTCCATTAGTCTGTGTAGTCGCAGCAGGTGCTGGAGTAGTAGACGCCTTAGCCGCTAACTGCACAGGGTCCTTCGTCTCAGTACCGCCTGTTGCGCCAAGAGGCTCCTCAGCCATTTTGGTTCTCCTTCATCATCACCATGTAACTGTCAGGGCAAGCCACAGAAATATCAATGAGCAGGCTATTACCAATGTTATGCTCACCGCAATTATGCGCCATAATAAGGGCGTCCCGGTTGAACAGGTTCTGGCCCAGATGGCAGCGACTGAGGATTTCAAAGATGAAAGCCCTGCCAACAGGTCCTCCCATAAGTGTGCGAAGGGTCTCAAGGTAGGCCTCCCTAGCCGCCGCCGCTCTCTTCTTACGAGCGGAGACATCTCTAGCATCTCCAATATCCTCAGGTCGGTCTTCTTCCGCTTCGAGGTCAAATTCAACCTCATTAGGTTCATCTGCCATCACACGCCTCCCATCATCCGCTGAAGGGCATTCTGACCACCACCAACCTGAGTATCAGAAAGCACCTTCGCGGACTTCGCAAGATCGGAGACTTGTGCAGGCTGCTGTTGCTGCTGCATCTGCTGAGCACGCTGCCTCTGGATTTGCTCGACCTTCGCAGCATCCACAACGAGCTTCGGAGGAACGTGAAGGATATCAGCGTACTGCCGCGCGAACTCGTTGAAGTCGATATTGTCAAGGACTTCAGGCCGAACCGCTGACAGGTTCCCAAGCTGCGCCATCAGGCGCTCCATGCCCGCGCTGCTCGCTGCCCGTTGGGCCTCAGCAAGCATCGAAACGTAGTTAACTTGGATTTCCTTTCCCTGTATCTCTGATGGAGCCTCCGGCAACAACCGAGCCCTCATCATGATATTAAAGACTCGATCAATGTCAGGGCTCAGGCTCTCATTCTCGAACCGCTCAAGAACCGGGCCGAGCATTACAAGCTTTTCTTCCCTGCGGGCGTCAATCTCAGTTGCCGTACGAACAGTATCAAGCTGCGAGATCATCAAGAACAAGTCGTTAAAGAAAATCTGCTTAATCCGCTCTTGAATTTCTTTGATGTCCAGCATCATTTCCTGAATGCGAGGCTGAACCTCATAAACTGGCCTCATGCCCTTGCTCGCATCGAGGGCCGTGACGTAAGTGATACCGCCTGGAAGAACGGAGGCTGGTTGGTTCTTCAACTGCACATCTGCGAGCAGCGGAGGATTAACCATCTTATCAATAGCCTGGGCCTTACGCTTCGTCTCCTGCTGCAGTTGCTTTATGTCGCCCAGCGCATCCATCGCAGGGCTGCGACCGTAAGAGTCATTTGATACGAGGTCCCAGCGAGGGCAGGATGCAGGATTTTCATAGAACCCTCGAGCCCGGAGGACATATTGATCGGCTGAGCCCCATTCCCAATAAAGCTCTCGGTATGGGAAGTAACGAGGCACGCCGTCTTGAGCCTCGTCTCCGATGTTAGGTTCGATAGCATGGAGGACCTTAATCTCGCGAGTCCAATTGGATCGCGCACTCTTCCAGCTTGCCAGTACCGAAGGACTGACATTTTCCTCCCCGAACTCTTGCACGACCTGTTTCACAGTCAGTACGAACTCACGATAAAAGCTATCAATAGCAAGACGATTAGAAGAAGCGAGGTAATACTCACCAGCACAAGGGTTGTAGCATCGTATGACATTCTCATAATCCTCGTAGATAAGCATTGGCGCAGAACCGAAGATTACGAGATCAAAGAACTGAACCGCTTTCGCCGAATAGTAATTAGACTCCTGAAAGACCTTCATCATCCGCAGCCGAACTTCCTCCAGCCAAATCTTGATTGGAGAGGACTCGTCTGCTTCTTCGAAGCCTTGAATACCTAAGCGAAACCAGGGTCTCGTCGGGGAGGTGATCCCTGCCATCATGCCAGATGCTAGGTTCCTCGCAGCAAGTGTACCAGTCGAGTCCACGATAAACTGGTTCAAGGGGGAACCGCGGTTCCACTGGTTCGGGGTCACGAGCCATTTGTACCTCCGAGGGAGGATATAATCGGCAAGTTCTCTCCAGTGAACCCACCAACTATAGCGGTCGGTTCTGAGCCCGATTACACGAGCATCAAGGTTTCGGCGAAGTTCCCTCATTGTCCATAATCGCCCTTTGGGCTATCCGCACGAGGGGTCTCGACATCACCGCGCATAGTCGCAAACTCAGACAGCGATCTTTGCTTGGCACCTTCTGCAGTGTGTGACAGCCCTTTCCGAAGAGCGTCATAGCCCTGCTTAACAGCCTCCAGATTACAGTCGGCAGCCGAGCCGCAACCATGATGATAGTACTTGGGTTCGTCAGGCATCATCGTCTCCTATGCCTTGTGGCCTTTTCGACTTGAGGTCCCATGTAGCTTCGAGAGCGCCCTTCCAATTCGTTCTGGAGGTCTTCCCTTGGTTTGCCCTTGGCCGCGGACCTGGCCTGATAACCAGCCATGACCTCAGCCATCTGACACTGTTGCGGGCTTCCGCAACCATGAGCATATTCCTTCGGCTCGTCAGGGCTCATCGTGGGCCTCCTGGATGTTTCTTCGCGAGGTACTTCTGCGCAGCTTCCTCTACCGCATCGAGATGTTCTTCTGGAACAATTCGCTTAGCATCAACGACTTGCTGATCCCCAATAGAACCACGGCCTACCTCGATCTCACCAAAGTGTCTTACCATCAAGGCCCTGGTCAGCATTTCATGATAGTCTGTATTCCTCTTTTCCCCAATCTTCCCTAGCGCCGGGAGCACAACGTCAGGCATCAAGCCTTCTTTCTCTAGTTTCCTCAATCCCCTATGAATGGACTCATGGATCATCGCATCAGGTCTTCTCGCATCGTAGAACATAGTGTCAGTGGAGGGCTCGAAACCGCCAGAGTACCTAGTGAAAGGAGTCTTGCTCCTCGTCTCAATAGCTGTGCTAGGATCAAAGCCCATCTTTGCCACGGCACTTCGTTCTGAGGCCAGCCAGTTCGCGTGCAGCCTATCAGCCGTCTCAGGATCAGTCTCAATCATTCTACCAGACTTCGCCGTAAGTCTTTTACCTGTGGCGTCCATAATAGCCTCAGCATCTTTGTGCTGCATCACTCGAACCGAGGCCAGCCCTGGCTTGAAATAGGTCTCGAATGGGCTTCCATAGTACTGTTCAACGGCTTTCGAGGTCTCGACTTCCGCTGAACTTGGGTACGCTTTCGAAGGCGGTTCCTGTTGAATGGCCGTAGGAGGTTCGTACGGAAATACAGGAGGCTTGGTCATCCTCTCCTTAGGCGCTTCCTTTCGCTCCTTGGTGCCCTCACCAAAGAGCCTCCGGCCCAAAATGCTGAGCCAATTATCAGCCTCCTTTTCCGCCACGTCAGGCATTTTCCCTCAACAGCCCACCCTGCTGATATTCCCTATCAATTTCCTGCTGCAGCACCTTATCAACTCTCGTCATTTCCTTTTTAACCCACTCCGGCGGCTGCTGTCCAATGGACTCGTAGAAGTACCGAATGTAGATCAAGTTGTGATAGTGCTGAGTAATCCTCATCATTCCCGGAGGAACCTTGTGGTCCAGGCGCTCGTGAAGGATAGGATCATCAGCAGTATTACTGACCAAGGAGGTTCTTCCTTGTGCTGCTTGCACCAGTGGTTCCTGGGACGAACGCAGGCCTGATTGGGAGGTTGGTCCCTATGAAGGTCGAAGCCGCAGGCTTGGTTCCACTCATCCCTGTGATAGAAGGTGGCCCGCTCGGTGGCGGTGGAGGGGCGATTGGTGGAGGAGCAGCAGCCGCGGACATATTCGCCTGCTGAGCCGCCTCAAGCCCTCCCGTACCCGGAGGTGTGAACATTCGTGTGATGGCCTTCATTGGATCGCCCACATCAGCCTCCTAAGAGGTTTTTCCTGCCAGCGGTCATGAAACCTGTGAAGTTGCCAAGGCCACCTGACCAAGGACCAGGGCCTCCAGTCACCGAAGGCGGTGGCCCCATAGGGGATGCGCCTACTGAGGGTGGAACAGGGAACGAGCCCTTGATAGGTGGCGATGTTCCTGCTGGTGTCGCGCCCGCAGCCTTACCCATTATGTCGATCTCAGGAATGCCCGTTACTCCTCCTGAAATGGCCTTGCCAAGGGTGGTGTCACCTGCAGGCGTTCCTGGGGCAAGGGCTTGCTTAAGCGCTGCTGTTGGGGTGAAGGCTGATGCAATCATTGACAGTGGGCTTGCCATGCGTGCCTCACTGGATGTGCAAGGGGAACGGGTTGTAATCACCACGCTGCGGCGCGAACGGATCGTACTCGCTAACAAGCGCCGGTTGTCTGGGACCTTCACGCCCAGCCATTTCGTTTGGGATGACTGGATAGGCGAAGGTAAGGGCAAGGGCGTCGCCGAGGTCTGGTGAGGCAAGGCCACGTTTCTTCATGTCCTCTTTGCGTTCAAGCTGGATTTCGTTCCGAACATTGAAGCCGTACTCCGGCCCTATAAGGTCAGACTTGAGTTGAGCATTGTCAGGAATGCATCCGCCTCTAAGCCACTCCCGCATGGCTCCCCACATTTCAGCCCGCTTGTTCGCGTAGAGGTAAGAAGCTTCTTCTTGCGGGAAGAAGGCTCGATCGGCTTTGGCCCCAAACTGCACATCAAAAAGCGGAACACGAAGTTGTCGAAGCCTGTCAACAACGCCGCCTCCCACTCCTGTTCCATCGACGAACACCGAGTCCGCGTGGTACTCACGATAGACCTCCGCGACCCTTCCAGCAAGGGTCATTGTGTCCACACCCCTGAGGACAATTGGAGAAATTGATCTCCCATCTCGACCTTTTCTAATGTAGATAACTGACGCGTCGTCACCAAATCGAGCAACATCAACCCCGATAACGAGTGGATCATGTATGTGTACAAGTATCTCCCTTCTCGTTGCATCCTCGACGAGTTCACTTGAGATAAACTGCATAGTTCCAAGTCGAGGAAAAACACCCCGCACTCTAATCCGTACAAAGTCTGAGTCCTCTCCGTAATCATTACACCACTCCCGGATTTGGTCCTTGTTGGTGAATGATACTTGCCGAGAGTCAACCTGTGTAATGCCCCAGCGGTTCCGGAAGCGGTTGAAGCAGTCCTTGAACCGGCCGGTGTTCCTTGTCGGGTTCCCGCAGACCAGCCAAATGATTTCAGTGTTCTCGTCGGTCAGCGCGCCCTCGGTCGTTTCCCAGATAACGTCGGGGATCGCCGAGGCCTCATCAAATATGACAATAATCCTCTTTCCTTGGTTGTGTAGGCCGGCAAATGCCTCAGTGTTTCGTTCGGACCAGGGAACCATATCAATACGCCAAGTTCTCTCGTGCTCCGCAAAGGACGAAAATATCGCAGTCGCTGTGAGCTTGAAGAACGGCTTGCCAATAAATAGCCTAAACCATTTCCCGAGTTCAGCCCAAGTTTTCGTCTTGAGCTGCGTTTCCGTGTTGGCTGTGACGACACCTCTAGTGTCCCTCTTCGTCGATATAGACCAGATAATAATCCACGAGACTAGCGCGCTTTTGCCAACTCCGTGGCCTGATGCGATGGCCTCCCGGATAGCTTCGTTCGGCGATAGCAGTCCCAATCGTATTTTGTTGAGGATTGAGGCTTGCCATAACTCTGGTCCCTTGTTCGGGAGCAGCTCCGTTTTCCATGGGAACACAGCCTCCACAAATGCCAAGGGGTCCCGGGCCAACAGCGGATCTTCTAACAGGCTCAGAAGATTAGCGTCTGTCGTCATCCAGGACCCCCAGCCTGGGCTTCTCCAGCCCGGCTCCGGCGGTAGCGTCAGGCTGACGAGAAGCCTCGACGGGCGCCGGGTTCTGTTCAGTTGGGGCACTCGCTTCGAGAGTGATCACTTCGGGGAGGATACTGTCACCTCCTTGTTGGTGGTGAAACTCAAGTGCCCCTAAGTCTCTATTCTCAAGGTGCTGATGCAAGCGATCCTTGACCTGTTGAAGTTGCGTAGCGTCCACAAGGACATTAAGATTGCTGGACTTGCTCGTCGGCCCAAAGCCTAGCCTGTCCGCCCGATCAGTAACATATCGGTTAAGGAAACTGTCGCTTAGCTTCTCAGGGTCATCCTCCATCCTTTCAGTCAGGATGGACTCGGCCGTGAGCATGTTTGCCATTAGCCTTTCTTCGAAATGGGTCTTAGCATTAAAATACTTTTCATTCCGATGGTCCCTGTAGAACGAAAGAAGCTCTTGGAACGCAGGATCAGTGAGGAGGATGCTGATCCTGACCGTGCTGTAGCCAGTGGTCGCCGACGCCTCAGCAGGAGTCGCCCCAAGAGCAAGGTACCTAGCAAGGAAATGATGAGAGTCTCTGATCCGTTGAAGCTGGACAGGCTTAACGCCTCGTTCCACTTTCAGCTTCGCTAGATCGCTTTGCGTGAGAGGTCGCACGGCCACTGCAGTCAATGGCCGAACTGCACGCCCCTTGATCCGGGGCTTCAAGTCTATCTCAAGGACTTCAGCCACGGTTGTCACCTGATTGTCACGTGAGTATGACACAAGACATAAGGACTGTCAAGACTTTTTTGTCTCAGCCGCGCAAGCGGCGGGCGAAGATATATACAGGGGGCATATATGGCATATGCAGCACCTTTCGTCGTTGCCCTCTTGCCCGCGCGCGAGGCCGGGCCATCGCCGGGGGCCACCCCCACCCCGGCCAACGTCAGCATGGTTTCATCCGCAACCACTGGCACGCGCGCAACAGTGCCAAGGCTGGCCAAGGGGTAATGTGCCACAGTGGCATGGGGGTGACAGTGGCATTCGTGCAACAGCGGGCTGCGTGCGGCAATGGCCTGGGCAACGGTCAAGGCTGTTGCGTTGCGGCAAAATCCATGCTGCAGTGCAGCAAAAAGAATTTTCGTGGCCAGCCCCAAACGTCACATTCTCGCCACAATCGAGGCGCATCGTCTCGAAATCGGCCTGGGAATGGTCCTACGGCCGTAGTTGCAGAAAGGCAACAGTCATGACACAGGTAGCTATCGGTAAGGGTATCACTCTCGACGTGGACTTCGATCGGTTCAATCAGGACGTGCTGGACCATATCCTGTACATCGGCGCGCGGAATATCCTGATGGACAGCCATGCCTCGGCCACAACCGAGTCGGGCAAAGACCCCAGGACCATGGCCGAGAAGAAACTGGCCAGCATGTACGAAGGCGTTGTTCGCGCGGCAGGCGAGCGTACAACCGACAAGGTGGCCCAGGACATGGCCGCGCAGGCCAAGTTGGTTATCGAGCAGACGCTGGCTGCGAAGGGTATCGCCAAGTCCAAGGTGGACATGAAGAAACTGGTCGCGGATTACGTCAAGAAGCACGAGGCCGAGTTGAGGCCTGCGGCCGAGGCCAGACTTGCGGCAGCCCGCGATGCAGCAGTGGGGACGAGTTTGGAAGACCTGGGCCTCTAAGCCCAGTACCCCATACCAACAGAGGAGGCCTGGGCAGCAATGCCCAGGTCTTTTTTGTCTACATTGCCTGGAGCCTCCCTAATTGGGCCTGATTGCCTGATTGCCGTGGGGATATATACCTGCGATCATTACAGATATATACCCAGCCTTGCTCCCCCAGCCCCAGCCTTACTTCACTTACTTACTTAGATTTTTTTTTTTTTAAGAAGAAAGTACCCCGGCCGGGCCTGGACGGACGGACAGCAAGGCTGGCCATATATACCTGATGGACCTGCCTCCTCACGCCGGTTGGGCAATTAGGCAATCAGGGACAATCAGGCAGTCTCCTAGGGCAATCAGGCAGTCTCCAGAGCAATGGC